GGCGAGCGAGTACCAAGTCCTTTGGGGCTTTCTTTGGTACTGAACTCCGGCGTCTTCGAGCATACGCCGAGTCCGTATATGCGACCACTGGGTCGGATTATACTTTGTCTCCGGCATGGATATTCCGGATGACCACCCTTTGTCAAACAAGGGGTTTAGGCTATCTCCCAGAGGCGATAGCTGAATGCAGAAGGCAAGCCTTCCGCAATACTGTGAACAGGGAAACTGTTCGCGTGAGCCCGGAGATGATGCACCTCCAGGCATTGGCTGTCAAGCAAAGACTTGCCAGCAAGATACCCCCACTGATTCTCAGTGAGGACCGAATTCCATCTCGCTCAAAAGAGGAGAAGGAAATGTTCCAGGATGCTTTTTCCCGGATTGCCATGCCGATAAAGAATACGGCATCGCTTGATTCCTTCGTAAAAGACGGAGGAAAGGTAGAAGATGCTCGCGCACTTCTAGAACTGGCTCGTAAGAACCGGTGGCAGATCCCCGTAAGGGATCTGGGAACCCACGAAATCCGTGAGTTTATTTCTGTGTCAGAAGACCCAGAATTGTCAGAGGACGTATCGCGGCCTCTGTTCTGGATTAGCTATCAGCTATTCCTAAATCATTGGGCTAACAAAGGCCAATGGGATGAAACTGAACGATATCAGTTTCTTGTGGGAGGCGAAAACTACGCCCCCAAGATTATGGATGCAAAGATTGTCCATATTTCCGAGCCAGGTCTCAAAGAGAGGAACCTGACTAAATCGCATTCATGCCTTGCATGGATGCTTACGCCCGGCGCAAAGCTTGCGCAGGGAATACTGAGTGTTCTACCTGAACACCGTGCTGGCTTGCTAGAAAGCGGCCATGAGTGGAGACATCAGAAACGGATATCTCCTTTATCAGATGAATCTGGATTCATCTATGATTCCCGAACAGGCAAAGTCTATTCGGATATCCGTCATGTCTTTAAGGACTGGACGGAATCAACCGACTTCATTTGTAAAGTCGTTGGATACGTACATCTACGTACGTTCTTTGATTACACGGGTTTTCCGCCCGCGTATGCACGATTGATCCTAAAGACAATCGTTGAACCTCAGCCAGTTTCTGAGGTTATTGCCATGACCCAAATGGGTCCTGACGAATTGATCGAACCTGTACAATGGTCTGGTTCGATAAATGAGGGTTTCATGATGGGAAACCCTATGACCAAGCCTATTTTACACTTGGTTCATGAATCGGAACACGCTGTTGC